ATCTGAATGTAGTCGTATGATATCAGGATTTTGTTTTAGACATTTGTCTCTGTCGGCTGGTCCGACATCGTAATACCAATACCAAACTTTACCTTTCATTAAACTTGAGTTACCAAAATCAAATCTACCCCCTGGTGTTTGCATTAAATGTATAGCCTTTTTACCCTCAGGTAAAGCTGTTATTCTATAAGTTAAATCTCCGGCAATGATTCTTCTTTGGATATTAATCTCTTGCATTCTTAATAACATGTCAAATGCCGGCATCATAAAATAGGAACCTGTGTACCCCATCTGAGAATATCCCGCAGGACCTCCTAAACCATAACCACCTAAAGCACCAAAACTCCATGGGTCAAATAATATATTTGTTAATTCGGACGGAGTAAACCAAAGTAATTCGTTAATTTCTCTTCCCGCAGGAATTTCATATACCTGTTGGTTTTTAACTAATTGTATATAATCCTTTTTTAATACTTCATCACCTCCAGCTTGTAGACCTACAATTTTAGAATATGCGTATGAGTATCTCTGTTCTAAATTAAAATTTTTAGTTATAAATGCTCTTGATAAGGATTCTGTATCCATATTTAATCCCCATAATTGAGCCCATTGAGATTCAATTAAAAAGTTTTGAACATATTGTGAATAATCACCTATTGCAAATTCTAATAGGGTGTCCATTTGTTCGTCTTCAAGTTCAATAGAACGTAAAGGTGCGCCAAGTACATGACGAACTTTAGTATATAAATCACTTCTTTGTGGTTCTGCGATTACTGCCATAGTTTTTATTTATAAATATCAATCTGACTTTTTAGTTTTAGATAAATAAAGTTCATTTATGAACTTCCAATTAATAGCATCCCAAAAATTTGTAATGTACTCATCTCTTTTGTTTTGATACTTTAAATAATATGCGTGTTCCCATAAATCTAATCCCAATATTGGGAATCCTCCTCTATCAAATATATTCATTAAAGGGTTATCTTGATTTTGAGTTGACATTACTTTTAACCTACCACTTTTTGTAATTACTAACCAAACCCATCCTGACCCAAATCTATTTTTTGCAACTGATTCAAATCTATCTTTAAATTCTCTGTAAGAACCAAAATCTTTTTTTATTTTTTCTAAAACTTCACCAAAAGGTTTTTGTGGGGATGGGGATAACATTTTCCAAAACAATGCGTGGTTAAATGCCCCTCCTGCGTTATTTCTAATGATTGTATTGTACTTTGAAATTTTTCTAACAATATTTTCCAGCTCAACGTCACCGTAGTCTTTTTTTCTAAGAGCTGAGTTTAATTTTTTTACGTACCCTTTATAATGTTTTTGATAATGAAACTTCATTGTCTCAGGGTCAATAAATCTACGTAGAGACGCATAACCATATGGTAGTTTATCAATACCTATGGTTCTCATTTCATTAATAAAATACTTAGTTTCAGGTAAAACTACTTCTCCTGTTATTTTTTTTTGTAAAGATTCTGATAATAAATTAAGTGATTTCATCAATAATAAATACTTACTTATTATTGATTTCGTTAAGTATTTGTTCGACAATATCTGCAGACGTACCATCATCACCCATTACGGTACCTATTATTTTTTTCTTACTATCCAATATGTCATATATAACACCCTCAATTGTGTTTTCAAAAATTGGATAATAAACGGATACTGAATTTTTTTGACCATATCTATAAGCTCTGTCCTCGGCCTGTGAATGGTCGGCAGGTACAAAAGATAAATCATTCATAATACATGCTTCCGCGGCGGTTAATGTCAAACCAACACCTGCCGCTTTTATATTACCACAAAAAACTTGAACTTTATCATCAGATTGGAATTTATCTACAGCATCTTGTCTTGCAGGTTTTGAAGTTGACCCATCTAAATAAACTGATTTTTTACCAAAATGTTCGTGTATTTTTTTTAAAGGTTCTGTAAAATTACTAAATATTATAACTTTTTTACCCTGTTCTAAAATATTTTCAGCAAGTTCAATAGTCGTTGGTATTTTTTCTTCGGCAATTACCTGTCTTACTTTCATTAATTTTGTAAACTGAATTGAAAGTGATTTTGATTCTTCTTGTCGATTATTATACCAATCATAGTATTCACCCATCAGTCCCTCATATAGTCTGGACTTTAACTTTAAATAAACAGGTGTCATAATCTTTTCAGGTAAATCTAAAACATCGGTTTTTAATCTTCTTAAAATTTGACGAGAAGTTCTTTCTCTAAGTTCTTCCAAATTTGACGCACCTGTAACATTCCAAACTTTTTTATTTCCCACTCTAAATTGATACCCATTACAATATCTTATAGCATAAGCCATCCAATTTTGACTGACAGGACTATCAATTAATTTTAAAAGATTATAATAGTTCATAGGTCTTGATGTCATCGGTGTACCCGTTAATAACCAAAGTTTGTTAATACTCTTGGTTAAGTCCATTATAATTTTGGTTCTTTGAGCTTGGGCATTAGAAACGTAATGTGCTTCATCAATAATAATTAAATCAAAATTGGATTTTAATATTAATGAACTTTCTTTATCTTTTGGGTCGTGAAAGTTTTTTAGAATATCATAATTTGTAATGATATAATCTGAATCTTCAAATTTTTTACCCTCACAAATATAGACACTTTTTTCAGTGTAATTACGAATTTCTCGTTCCCAATTTATTTTTAAAGAAGCGGGACAAATAATTAAAACTTTTTTGGCACCACTTTCTAAAGACGCGATAACAGTACTTGTTGTTTTACCTAGACCCATGTCATCGGCCAAAATGAATTTATCATTTTTTAATAATTTCTCAATTGCCTCTTTTTGATGTGGTAAAGGTGGTCGATTATTATATTTAGAATAATCTACGTCAACCACATTTTCCTTATATTGTTTAACTATAGCGGCTTTAGGTACCCAAAAGTCATGAATAGTTTCACCACTATGAACCTTACCCCATATATGGTATGACTTATCCTTATCAATTAAAATTTTTTCTACGTAAATTTTATCAGGTTCTTTAATGAAAGGATTATCCTCAACAAGTTTTTTTGAAAAGTAAGAATCGATATCAACCCATTTTTTTGCAACTTTTGGAGTTGTATTAAAATAATTTATAACATACTCACACTGAGACCTTGTTGGGATATGTTTTTTATTAACTTCACACTGTTTTTTTATTTTTAGAATGTAGTTATTTGACCCCTGATAATTTTCTAAAATCTCAAGAGCTTTTTGTTCAATACTAATATTTTGTAAATTGTTTTCCAATTTATTGAGTTCCCATTATCTCTAATAATAAACAAAATAAAGATATTTATCAATATGTCACAGAGAAATGTACCAATAACAAGATTAGGAAAATTTTTTGGAGCCGAGGATTTTAGTTTAGATGTCGGTATGGGTAGAGAATGGTTAGAGGGGGATATGAATTTCACTTTAGTATTATATAAAGTTGATAAAAGAAAAACTGATTTAGACGATGTATATGGTGAGGCTTTAAAAAATGGCATTAAATTTTTTCCTCCCGTTGAGTTCAAAGCTTATGTTCAGGTCATGGCTCCTGAAAATAGAAATATTGGTAACAGTAAAATTAACCAATTTGAACCAGGTAATATGAGAATATCTGTTTACCAAAAACATTTAGACGAACTTGGTATTGATATAGATTACGGAGACTACATTGGATATTACGAAAAAGAAAATAGAGTTAGATACTATGTAATAAATAATGACGGTAGGGTTACCTCCGACAATAAACACACTTATGCAGGTTACAAACCTTTCTATAGAACTATGATGGCATCTGCTGTAGGACCTAACGAATTTAACGGTTTATAAAAAATGGGTTTACCAAAAAAAATAAAAAAAGATATTAATCTAATCCCTAAAAAAGAAGGATTACCTCGTAGAATAGAAATGCTCGATATGATTAATGAGCATGGTACGTTTTTACCAAAATCTATATTACATGAAGATTTAGATAGAGGATTTTTAGATTTTGTTAAAAACGATTTAGAAACAGTATCTGAAGGTCTAAAAATTCCTGTTATTGACATAATTATGACAACTCAGAATTGGGCGAATTTTACAAAAACGTGGGAGTTCCAAAATCTTGACAAAAATCCTGAGCCACCATTTATTACAACAATTAGAAATCCTGAAGTAAAATACGGTTCGTTACCTTCTCTTCTATGGACAATTCCAAATAGAAGACAATATTATTATGCTGCAGTTCCTACATGGGACGGGGACCGAAAAGGGTATGATGTCTACACAATACCACAACCAGTTCCTGTCGATATTACATACTCTGTTAAAATAGTTTGTAATAGAATGAGAGAGTTAAATAAGTTCAATAAAAAAGTTATTGAAAAATTTTCTTCAAGACAAGCGTACACAAATGTTAAAGGTCATTATATTCCAATTGTAATGAATGAAATTTCTGACGAGTCGGTTATGGATATTGAAAAGAGAAGATATTATATCCAAAGTTATGGGTTTACATTAATGGGATTTTTAATTGATGAAGATGAATTTGAAGTTAAACCGGCAATTAACAGAGTGTTACAGTTAATTGAGACCGACACTAAAAAAGTTAAATCTAAAAAAATTAAACAAGAACCATTACCTTCAAATTATTTAACTTTTAATTTTGACAATAATAGCTATTCATCTTCTCAACAGATGAAATACACTGCAAACTTAACTGTTGAGTCATTAATTAATGTTACTACTTATATGGTATATATAAACGGATTACTTTATGGGTCAGACACAAGATTAATTCAAATTAATAATGGCGATAATTTACAAATTATTGTACAAAAATTAACTCTTAGTGAACCATCATCAATAAATCTTGGAATTGAATTAATTTAATTATTCTCCGTAAATATCGTTTTTATTTGAACAACTTTTTTTAATTAACATTTCAACAAATTTGTTTATTTTTAAACCATTCTTTTCACAATGTTTTTTTAACAAATCGTGATGATATTCTGATATTTTAAGGTTTTTAAATTTCATAGGATAAAAAAGTAGAAAAAATTCATACCAAAATATAAATAGATTGAAATATGTAAAGTTTTTTGAATTTCCCCTAAGTATTTATATAAAAATAAATTATAAAAAAACTTACATTAAATGGCTAAATCAAACACAGTTTTCGTTTCTCCAGGTGTATACACATCTGAAAGAGATTTGAGTTTTGTGTCTCAAAACGTCGGTGTAACTACTTTAGGTATTGTTGGGGAAACGGTAAAAGGTCCGGCCTTTGAACCGATTTTCATCACAAACTATGATGAATTCCAACTTTACTTTGGTGGGACAACACCTGAAAAATTTGTGAACACACAAATACCTAAGTATGAAGCTGCGTATATCGCAAAATCTTACTTACAACAATCTAATCAACTTTTTGTAACTCGTGTATTAGGGTTATCAGGTTACGATGCGGGACCTTCATGGTCAATTAGCACAGTAGCTAATGTTGATTGTAGTACTGTTGGATTCAACGGCTCACCAACAACATATACTGTTAATTTCACAGGTACTACTGCGTCAACAAACACGATTAGTTTTACAACAAGTTTCCCGTCAGTTATAAACGCGAACCTTACTGAAAATTATACAACTTTTAATGGTGGAACATCAACAATTTCAGATGATGTTAAAGCATTGTTATTAGGTATTATGAGAACCCCAGCGTCTTCGGCTTATACTGCAAGTATGTGGGGAACTAATTTAGGTTCTAGTTACACTTCATTTGCTAATACATATTCAGCGATAACTAATGAATTTGGCGTTACTAGTTTATCGGCAATTACATGTAATGCAAATAATGACCCATGGTTTTATTCAAATTTTGATTTAACTACAGGAAATACTTACACAGGTTATTCATTTAATGCTGCAGTAACTACAATGACGGGTACAGCAGGTTCATTCTCAGGGATTATGTCAGGTACTTACTTTACTCTTACAGGTACTGCATTTTCAAATTACAATAATATTGTTGTAACAACTCTTCGTTCAAGAGGATTGGCAGATTATGCAAATGATGCGGGTCCAGTATACCAAGTATCTGCAACAACAGGATTAAGTATGGTTTGTTCAGGAGCTTATTCAGGAGTAACTAAAAATCCGTTCACAACTTTCTTGTTAACTGGAGTTACAATAGAAAATACTAATTTCACTTATGAAGTTAATCTTTTAGAGACAAGTCCAAATTATATTTCAAAAGTGCTTGGGGTATCAAACTTTGGTAAACCTAGAACAACTTTCCCATTATTTGTGGAGGAGACTTACTCTACTTTATTAAATTATGCATATAACAAAGGGTATATTCGAGGATTAAATTGTACATTAGATACAACATCTAAAGCAAGAGATTTAACCGCAGATTCATTAGGTTGGTATTTAGAACAGTACCAAAGTGCTGAGTCTCCTTGGGTTGTTTCTGAATTACGTGGTAATAAAGTATACGAATTGTTTAAATTCTTCACAATTGCCGATGGTAATAATTCAAATACTCAAGTTAAAGTAACAATTGCAAACATTTCATTTACTAATGGTACTTTTGATGTGATTGTTAGAGATTTCTACGACACTGACAGTAATCCTGTAGTTGTTGAGAAATTCTCAAATTGTAGTATGGACCCAGGATTAAACAACTATATCGCTAAAAAAATCGGTACATCTGATGGGGAGTTCCAATTGAATTCTAAATATGTAATGTTAGAAGTTAATGTTGACGCACCGATAGATGCATTACCATGTGGTTTTGAAGGTTATATTAATAGAGAGTACCCTTCAGCTACACCGGCATATCCAGTTTATAAGACTAAATATTACATTCCTGGTGAGACTATTTATGACCCTCCTTTTGGAAACTCTGCAGGTACAAACAATGATACTCAAAGTTCAGGTGACAATGTAAGAAGAAGTTACTTAGGGTTCTCAAGTCAATTTGGAGTTGACGAATCATTATTAATCTATAAGGGAAAACAAAATCCTGTTAGTGATTTCTGTGATGCGACAACAGGTTCAGATTGGGCTTATCTTTCTAAAGGTTTCCATATGGACAGTGGAGCAACTGCTATTACAATATCACAGTTAAATCCTAATTATGGTGGTTTAGTTACTTCAGGAAATCAGGCGTTTGATTGTGGTGTTGCATCATTTAATAGTGAACCTACATCAGAAACTAACCCTTACTACAGATTATTTTCACGTAAATTCACTATGGTATTACAAGGTGGATTTGATGGATGGGATATCTATACTGAAAGAAGAACTAATTCTGACAGATTTGTATTAGGTAGAAGTGGTTATTTGGCAGGAGCGTGTGTTTCTACAACATATCCTTTAGCAACTGGAACAGGAATGTTTAAACAAATTACTGTAGGTGAAAATAGTGTCGATTGGGCAAATACCGATTACTACGCATATTTGTTAGGACAACAAACTTTCTCAAATCCTGAGGCGGTTAATATAAATGTGTTTGTGACACCTGGTATTGACATTGATAACAACAGTAATCTTGTAGAATCAGCAATTGATATGATTGAAAACGATAGAGCGGATTCAATTTATATCACAACCATTCCTGACTTCAATTTGTTACAACCATCAACATCTATGGATAATTTATATTACCCACAAGAGGTTGTTGACATTTTAGAAACTTCAGGTATCGATTCAAATTATACGGCAACTTACTATCCTTGGGTGTTGACTCGTGATACAGTTAATAACACACAAATTTATCTTCCAGCAACTGCCGAGGTAACAAGAAACTTAGCTTTAACTGATAACATTGCGTTCCCATGGTTCGCAGCCGCGGGTTACACAAGAGGTTTGGTAAATGCAATTAAAGCACGTAAAAAGTTAACTCAAGAAGATAGAGACACTCTTTACAAGGGAAGAATTAACCCAATTGCAACTTTCAACGATGTTGGAACAGTGATTTGGGGTAATAAGACTCTTCAAATTAGAGAATCTGCTTTAGATAGAATTAATGTAAGAAGATTGTTATTACAAGCTCGTAAGTTGATTTCAGCAGTGGCTGTAAGGTTATTGTTTGAACAAAACGATGCGGTGGTTAGACAACAATTCTTAGATGCGGTTAACCCTATCTTAGATTCAATTAGAAGAGACAGAGGTCTATACGATTTCAGAGTGACAGTTCAAAACACACCTGAAGATTTAGATAGAAATCAAATGATTGGTAAAATCTATATTAAACCTACTAAGGCGTTAGAATTTATCGACATTGAGTTCTTAATCACACCGACAGGTGCGTCTTTTGAGAACATCTAAAAAAATGATAGTTAAAAAGACCCTCACAGTAATGTGGGGGTTTTTTTATTTTAACCAATATTTATAAGATATGAAAAAAATTTTTGAAGGTTTCACAAAAGAAGGTACTCCTGATTTAAAATACTACGCATTTGATTGGGATGATAATATCATGTATATGCCAACTAAGATTATTTTAAAAGATAAAGAAGGTAAAGAGGTTGGAATGGGGACCCATGATTTTGCAAAATATCGTACATTAATAGGTAAAGAAGATTTTGAATATAATGGTAATACAATTGTAGGATTTTCAGAAGACCCATTTAGATATTTTGGAGAAAAAGGTGACGAAGAGTTTTTAATAGGTTGTATGATGGCAAGAAAAGGTCCGGCATGGAGTGATTTTGTGGAAGCAATAAATGGAGGGTCTATTTTTTCAATTATTACTGCGAGAGGTCATCATCCTAATACTTTAAAAAAAGCGGTTAAACAATTAATTGAAGGTGAAATTGATGGTATCTCTAAAAGTGAATTGGTTAAAAATTTAAAAAAATATCGTAACAAAGTTAAAGGACTCCCAACTGAAAAATTGGATGATAATACACTTATAAATTTATATTTGGAAATGTGTCAGTTTTATCCTGTCACACATGGTGAGGGTAGTGCGACTAATCCTGAAGATGGTAAAGTTAAAGCGATGAGAAAATTTATATCTTATGTTAGACAACAAGCAAAAATTTTACAACAAGACGTAGAAATGATTGACGATGTATCCAACTCTTTCATTCCACAAATAGGTTTTTCAGATGATGACGAAAGAAATTTACAAGCAATGATGAATAAATTATCAGATGAGGAAGAAAAATCTTTAAAAATGTATACTACTAAAACTGGTGAAAAAAGAAAATTTCAAGGAACTAGTAATGAAGACTAGTACAAATATTTTGAAAAAAAAACAAAAGTAAATAGATTTTTCTTTTGTGATATATTTATAAGAGAATAAAACAGAAAAAAACAAAAAGAAACTATGGCTGATTTGCTGATGAAAATGCCGATTCCCTACGAACCGAA